GGTCTGATAGGTCAGCTTGGTCTATTGATACTTGGTTAGTAGATAATTTGATTCCAATGTTAGAAAGATTGAAAAACAATAAACACGGCACGCCGGCATCAATGTTTAGAAAGAAAGACGGAGTTGATATATTTGGAAATTCAACTGATGAGGCAGATAGATTAGCAGAACAAAGGTGGGAACATATATTGAATGTAATTATATTCGGATTGGAATGTGCAAAGAAAATTCAAGATTACGATTACGAAGATAAAGAATCACTAAAAAAGTTAAAAAAGAGTTCTCAGCGTTCATTTGAATTGATTGGAAAGCACTTATTTAATTTGTGGGATTGAAAGTAAAATGGACGAACCGCTAGATTTAAATAAGAAAAGAGTAATCCCAGAAATTATGTATAGTGTAGTTGAAAATTTAGGTTGGGATGCTAAAGATAAAAAACAAAAAAAGATCGGTGAAATTACTCAACTACAATTTATAGATTTACAATCTGAAGTAAAATTAAAATTGGTTAATGAAGAAGATGATAGTGATTATTATATAGGGCCAGATGGTCATTATGAAAAAGATGATGAATAAAAAAGAGAAGACAAAAAAATCTAAAAAAGAAAAACCAAAAAGCAAATCAGTTTTCCATGATAAATCTGATGCTGGCAAAGGAGACGTTCCAAGAATGGGGATTTCTTCAGAAGAGTGGTCAGATAGATGGGATAAAATTTTTAATATTGGAAAACATAGGAAGGAAAAATGAAAAAGCTGTTAACAAAAATCTTGGCTGAGTGGAGAAATACTGACGTGCCAAATGATAAATTATCTGAATTAATATTAGCTTACATAGCTACTAGTGGTGGATGGTACTTAAATCTAAATACAATTGATGGTCTTCATGAAAAGAAAGAAGACTTAATAAAATATGCAGAAGGAGAATGGAAATGAAATTTGAAACTATTAAATTAGAAGGTGTATATCCAAGTGACTTTGCACCTGCTACAAATGTCATAGAAATACAAAAGCATTTTGCTGCATATGATTGGTATGATGGACGAATGTTGGGATCAAAATTAGATTATAGTAATAATCATGTTGAAGATCTAGTAGTATACAATTCTAATATTTTTATGCCGCTAGTAGGAAAGGTTCTTTATGCTGATGTAAACTTGACAGAAGACTATTTGACATTGAAGGAAATAGCAGCATCACTCAACACAACATTATATGTATTGTGGGAAAGCGATGCAAGATTTGGTGAAGAGGACAAGCCACTAAATGAACTATTAAGTAAGGCAGTATGGAATACCAATGAAGATAAGTTAACTAAAAAAGCGTATATAAAAAGAAAAAAATTAACATGGGATAAGGTAATATAATGTACAAAGTAGGAAAAGGAAAGAAGACGCGCCAAGGTTCCGGAAGAGGAACAAAATTTAGTACCAGAGTTGGCAGCAAGAGATTTAAAAAACCCAGTCGAGGTCAAGGAAAATGAAAAATATAATAAAAGGTGTGCTTAGTGATATTGCTAATGATCAAATTAATTTAGCTTCATCAGCTGCAAGAGAAACTATAACAAATCTTATTGTAGCTGCACTAAAGTCTAGGGGTTGTTATACTGAGTATGATGAATCGGACGAAGATGAGTGGCTTAATAGCGAGAAGTGGGAATGTGGAATCTGCGGAGAGAATACTTTTGACGTAGATTTTGATTATATTGGGTCAGGAACAAATCATTTAAGCTGCGAACTAGAAGCTGAAGTAGCATAAAATGGAATTTAAAGTTTCAATTAACAAACCGGTGGATGTTGTTAAGGCTGCATTTCTTGACAGCGATTGTAAACTTATGAATAAGCTTTTACCTTTTGGATGCGGTATACTTAAGTTTAAGGGTATAAGAAGAAGAGCAACAATTAGTGTGTACACATGGTTTTTTAAAACATATCATTTTAAAATTGCGATGTGTAATTCAACTGATTCCTTATATTATTTCCATGTAATTAATGAGAATAATTTGCCTTTTGGCATAAAGTTTTGGACTAATAGATACAATATTGTGAAAACAAAAGAAGGCTGTGAGATCACTAACACAATAGAATACACTTCAAAAAATATAGCTTTAGATAAAATTTTAAGTGTATTTATTAGTATGATGTTTATAATGAGAAAATTAAAGTATAAAATATTTTTTCTTTTTAAGAAATAATCGGAGAGTTAAATGAGAAAATCGTGGCCCGAAGAAAGACAAGAAATAGCTATGTGGTTATCTGGCTATTTAACAATGTACAAAAAGTGGGTTGATAGAATATTAGATAATGATGATCATGATGTAACAAAGAATAAAATTATCGATCTATTATCTGAATGGATTGCAAAGTTAGAAGAAGAAAAATTAAAAATTATGAAAATGTCTGATACAGTACCTGAGAGTAAAGAAGCAATTGAGTTACTAAATGAAGATGAAGATATTTAATAACATGAAGAACCTTTTTGAAGTGTCAAATAATCCAAGCTCATACAACGCAGATGCGGGTGAACCAGATACTGGTTGGTTGCCTGGGGGTGACACCAGAATTTTAGGGTATGGATCTGGAAAAGCAGAGGCGTGGTATGATCAATTAGAATTTGAGCAAGTAGATTTTCCTGTTGCTTCATTTATCTTTGGATCTAAAAAAGAAGATAAGAAAAGAATGGCTTTTGTTTCAAAACGAATTCCAGTTGGTAACCTCAAGGATACACTTAAAGGTATGGATGTAGAACTTGACGAATTAAAAAAAAATACTGAAAAAATGTATAGGATGGCGAAATGATAAAATTAGATATTAATATTGGTGATGAGATACTTACTGGTAAGTGGAAAAATAAAAAAATTACTGTAAAAAGTATTGGAGTTGATGATCACGGCATGCCAACAATAAATGGTAAAGGAATAACAAAAATTAGAAAAGCAAAAGTTAAACAATCAGAAGATAATAGGACTGCTATGCAAGATATTTTAGATTCAATGGAAAATAAATAAGCTCATGAGACCATCTATACTAGAAAATAATATTGTGGGTGAACCTTCGATACTTGATTGGGAATCACTGTGTTTTGAAGTAAAATATTTTTATCAAACCAATAGAGCGATGTTTGATGCTTTAACTGGTGGCGAAGAATTGTCTGTTGATGAAACAGCAGAAGAAGTTTTTATTGCATTAATATATGATTATGCATTGACTAAAGCACCAAAACATAAAAATCAAAACATTAAATTAAGTTATCAATTAGCAGAAGCATAAATGAAAGTTATATTACCTTGGGAAGCAAGCCCAAAAAGTACAACAGTAACTAGAATAAATTTAGCACCTTATCCATATTTAGTGTCAAATATAATAGGAGGGGCAAATCATATGCTTTCACTTGAAGAAATTATTATGAGACTAGAGGCAGCATACGAAGATAAAGATTGGGATGCTGTTGATTTATTATTACAAGATTTAAGAGCCGCAGAAGAAGATATAGACCAATGGTCTGAGAATTGGGGCGACTAAAAGAAATGGGCCCGCTCGGTATCGACGGGTGTTTTTTGACAATTGAGTGCAGCAGAGTTTGAACAAGACTCGAGACAAAAGGTTCACTAACCAATATGGCGATAATTCGCTAGACGGGTTGGTAATAGATTGGCATATGGCTGAGTATGATGTACCAGCTAATGTCAGTACTGCTCCTGTACTAGATACAGGTCTGGCTTACCAACCAACTTATTCCTACGCGGCATAAGTTACTGGGTTGTTCAACACCCGGTTATAAAATAAGTTGAACACAAACTCATTGGTGATTTGGAGTATAACTAAAAGCCAGTTAAAGGATACGTTCTGCAAAAGAAATCCACATGGTTGTTTGTTAGTTGCTACTGATGGAAACTAACTAAGCTGTAACGACTCATTGTTAATAGCAGGCCGGACGGGAGTTCGAATCTCCCCGGGTCCACAAAAAATATGAAAATAAATGAAAAAAAACCTTTACGCGTATACTAAAATGTTATTAGATTCTATCATAAACAAGGAGCACGCCATGCGAAACCTAAACAAGTATATTCTATCAGTCATTACAATAACTATAATCAATGGTTACGTATCTACTTATTTTATGGACAAACACAAAACGATCTATCATAATTATTATGAAACGCTAGTTCATGAAAAACAGGAACTACGAAATCAACTAGATGAATTCTACCAATATGGAATTGAAGTAGACGTTACTATGTATCAACCAATTTGGCCGCAAACAGATAGAACACCCGATATCACAGCAGACGGAACAAGGATTAGAGTAGAGAGGGCATCACAATACAAATTTGTTGCACTTTCTAGAAATCTCTTGAAACGTTGGGGTGGACCATTCGATTACGGCGACTATATTTTACTTAAGGGGGCTGACAAGAAAGATGGTATTTATCAGGTTCGTGATACTATGAATTCTAAATTTGTTAATGTAGTTGACATTTTAGAATCCACACATGTCAAGCCTTATAAATTTGAAGGCTGTAATATTATTAAGATGCCATGGGCACAGGAGAATGCATGAGATTAACTGCAGAACAGATCAGTATAAACTGGGATGAGTTACAAAGCACCATTGATAAAACATTTGATGGTGAAAGATTAGAAAAAATAAAAGAGTTACATGAGCACTTTAAAGATAGAATGATTCTAGCACCTGCTTCAGGAACAGGTTGGTTTCATAATGCTTTTCCAGGTGGTTATGTTGCACATGTCCTAAACATAATACAATGGTCAAAATCTTATTATGAATTATTCAAGTCTCAAGAAATGTATGTTGACGATATTACAGAAGAGTCTGTAGTATTCGCAGCTTTATTTCATGATTTGGGCAAGATAGGAAATATGGATGAAGACTATTATATTACAAATACTGATGAGTGGCGTGCAAAAAAGTTGCAACAATATTATGTACACAATCCTGCAATTCATTACATGACAGTAACTGATAGAGCGATTTGGCTCCTTAATAAGTTTGGAATAGAAATGTCAGAATCAGAGTATTTAGGTCTTAGATTAGCTGATGGCCTTTATGCAGAAGCAAATAAATCTTATTATATGGAAGGTGCAGAGTGGAAAGCAATGAAGACAAATCTACCTCTTATAATATCATTTGCAGATAATTCTGCTGCACGACAAGAAAAGGAGAGATTTATGCTATCAGGTGATTCGCGAATTGATTTCCCCAAATATATGAAGGGGAAAACTAAAGAGGAAGAGTTAATAAAAGATTTAGACACAGACAAGCTAAAGGATCTATTCAAATGATAGAAATACACATAGCATTGTTTGTATTATTTTGTGTAATCGATATTGTAATGATTTATACAATTTATAATTTGTATACTAAGACAGATAGATTAGAACAGTGGGTTGACGCAACATATCTTCAAATACAAGATGTACTTCAGGATATGAAAAATTTAGATACAATAGGGGCTTTTGAATCTGATGATGAAGTTGGCTCGATATTCAAAGCATTACATGAAACTTTAAATAAATTAGATACTATAGCAGAGGAATAAAAAATGCCAAAGAAAAAGTCACAAACAAGAATGTACTTTACATTAGACACTGAAGAAGCTATCATTGCTTACAACGATACTAATGATCATAGAGTAAAAAATCAAATTTATAATGAGCATCTACGCAAACCTTTTGAAAAATTAGTAGAAAATATAATTCATACATTTAAGTTTTATTATTTCGATATTCCCTTAGAAGATGTAAAACATGAAGTAATTTCGTTTATGATAACCAGATTAGGGAAGTATCAACAAGGCAAAGGAAAAGCATTTAGTTACTTTAGTGTTGTTGTTAAAAATTGGTTGATCTGTCATAATAACAACAATTATAAAAAGATGAAAACACATAATGATGTTTTAGATCTCAAACACAAGGATGTAAAAAATACAGCTTATGATGATGGAACTGTAGAAAAGTCTGAACAAAAAGCTTTCTTTGATGCCGTTGTTAACTATTGGGAAGAAAATCTTAATATTATTTTTAAAAAAGAACGTGATGTTACAATTGCACTTTCTATTATAGAGTTGATGAGTCGTGTAGGCTCCATTGAAATTTTTAACAAAAAAGCACTATACATTTTACTTAGAGAAATTTCCGGTTATCAAACTCAACACATAACAAGAGTTTTAAATGTTATGAGGGGCCATTATAAAAATTTATGGGGAAAATGGGATGAAGAAGGTGATATATTTATTTTATCCAATCCTAAACGATTAAACTCATAGTTCTCTATATTTATAATCAAAGGATGTTTTTATGTCTGCTGATTATGAATTATTTAAGGGAACTTCCCTAGCTGATCTTTTTAAGAAGATCGACCACAATTCCAACCGAAATAAGATTCAAATTGAAACTTTGATACAGGAATTGATGACTTATATCAAAGACCCAAATTCTGCTATGCAATTATTTCCTATGATTAGTGATTATATGGAAGCAAACATACGGAATGATGAAGTACTAGTTAAGTTAGCAGCAGTTGTTCAAAGGGTTATTCAAATGGAGTCAAAATCTTCAGATGGTGAGTTTGGTTTATCTGATGTAGAAAAAGAACAAATCATTGGTAAATTGGAAGAAGCTACAAAAGATTTACAAAAAGAAGTAGACGACATTAATTTAAACATAACATAATATAATATCGTCAGGAGCTAGATTATGACCGATGCATTAAACACCTCCGGTGTTGTTTTAGTTAAGGCAAATACGGACTCGAACAGCACGATGCAACTAACTGATAGAGGTGCAACTGAACTCAGAGTAAAAGCAATTGTGCAACATTTCATTGATGAAGCAGCAATGGTTTCATTACAAACAATAATAGCGTCTGTTACACAAGTAATTTATAATGAAGATGATCTTGAGGGTGATTTAAATAATAGCCATATTGGTTGTATTAAGGTAGCATTACCAGAAGTAGGATTTCCACAGTCACCTGCAAATAGTTGGATTAGACCTTTAGATGCACAAGTTAGATCATATCCTATTGTTGGAGAGATGGTAAATATTATTAATTATGGTGGCAAAACTTTTTATTTTCAGCCACTAAATTTTAGTAATAGCATAAATCATAATATAATGGCAGGATTTGAAAAGGACGGAAGTACACCGCAGAAAGTTAATGAAGAAGCTGTTGTTGATTATCTTGGAGGATTTGATTATCAAAAAAATCCAAGACCGGTCACACAATATCCAGGAGATTGGGCGCTAAATGGTAGAAATGATCAGTCAATAAGATTGGGGATGGACTATCATACAAGTGCTGCAAGAGGTAAAAAGGAACTAAGCAAGAACAATGCTATAATTAAAATGAGAATTTCTCATGAATCAACGGCAACCACAGAAATCCCGGCTGGATCAACAAGAGTAGAAGATATTGATACTGATAAAGCATCACTTTATATGACAAGATCTGAAGAAATTAAGTTTAAAGTTACACCAAAGGTTGATAATATAACTAATTGGACAACAGCTGGAGCAGCTGCAATTATTCTTGATTCTGATAGAATAATATTTAATACAAAAGAAAGTACGACTACAGGTCAAATAGATATATTTTCAGGTAATACAGTGAATATTATTTCTAAATTAAATACAAATATTATTGGTGAAATGGTAAAGTTAGGAGATACTAATAATGATAATTTACAATCAGCAGTATTAGGTGAGAGTTTAGTAACTTTTCTATCCCAACTAATTGAAAGATTAGATAACTTAGCAAAAGATTTAGGGAGCCTTACCGGTATTGGTAACGTTGGAGGTGTTGTGGTGTTGCCAGCGGCAATGGCTGCAGGTAATAAGTTAGGCGGATGGACATCAGCTACAACAAAAGAAAGTATTGGGAATCTACTATTAAGTAAGAATATTAAAGTATCTCAAAAAGTGAGACCTGAATTATAATGCCACTAGACTGTAAAAATATTGCAACAATTAAAAGACACCTTCAAGCAGATTCTAGTTTATTGATGGGTGATCAGATTATCGGCGGATCGGCAACAAAAACTGGTGGTATAGGGGCAGGATCTGGTGGCACAGGATCTGGTGGCACAGGCTCCGGTACAGGTTTATCAGATGCTGAATTGGCAAAAAATCAAGTAGCAGCACAAGTATTTGGTATAGACTTAAATATGGAGCAAATGTTTCCTATAGGCACAGAATTAGGCCCGGGAGATTTTATAGTAGAAGACGGCTTTACAGCAAATGCTGATGGTGTTGATGTTATTCATCAAGGGATGGGCGCTGAGGCAAGAGTATACGCACCTGGAACAGAATTAAAAGTAGGCGATCTCATTATAAATGGGAAAATAACAGATGGGACCGGCCAAGAGAAGTATGCACCGTATACAGTAAGTGATACAAACTCTTCTGTATCAAGTGATGGTGCAGTTGTTTCCCCAAGTGGCGAAGATGATGATGATGCTTACTGTAGTTTGCAAGAGTTAGCAGGTACATCCCCACCAGGACAAACTAGATTAGAAGATATGCTAGATGATTTAGATTTAGAATTAGATATTCCCGGGCTTGATATGACTTGGTGGGTGGATATTCAGAAAAGAATAAATGAGCTCATGCAACTTACAGGAAAATTTATTGCAAAGACACAAAATTTAGTAGCATTAGTAGACATGGATCCTGATAAAGCCTGCGAATTATTACCTGATGTTTCTAGACTGATAGAAATAATGCAAAGAGTTGTAGCAGCAATTGCTAGAATTAATGCTGTTATGGCTAAAATTTCTAAGATAATTAAAAAAATGAAGAAGGCACTAAAACTTTTATTGTGGTTATTTGCTCCATTAAAGGCAGTGCAAGTCTTATTACTGGCACTCCAAATGATAATGGGGATTCCTGCATTAATTGAAATGGCTGTTAAAAGTATGACTGACGCAACAAAAATACTACCACAATTGATTGCTTTATTGCAAAAAATTATCTCACAATGTGCAATGAATCGAGGTGCTGCAGCAGGCTTAAGTCAAGAAGAGTGTGAGGCATTAGGTGGAGTTTATGTAGATAGACCGGTTGGAGATTTAGGGGATGCTAGTTCAGCTGGCTCCGATGGTGATGGCTCCGGTAGTGGAGGTGGACTACCAAATTTAGACGCTAACTTAGATCCGGATCTTGGATTTGGTGATGTGGGAAATGATTATTTCCCACCAGGCATGAATTTAAATGCTGGTGATGAACTTAGTAGCGGTCAAGCAATAGGACCAGGAGGCTCAACATTGACAGCTCCTGCAGTAATACCATACGATGCAAATGAAGGAGATTGGTCTGTTGGTGGAGAAGGTGGCATGGGAAATTCTGATAATGCAGATTTAAATGAAGATCAAATTGATGCAATGCTAGACTCACAAATTCTCGATTTAAGTGAATGTCTAACTGAGCTAGATGATTTTACAAAAACAGCAAATTATAGTTAATAAGGAAAAAAAGAGGTCACACAAATGAAAGCAAATACAATAATGGCACTTAAAAAGGTGGTAAAAGAAATGGTAGAAAAAGAAGTTGCCAAACAAATCAATATTGTTATTGAGGAAATGAGAAATCCAGCAGTAATATCAGAAGCTGATGCAGCTGATCATTACACTGGTAACGAACCAAGCAATCAACAACTTGCTAAGGATCCAGTTTTAAATAAAATTTTAAATGAAACGAAAGGCGGAATATCTACAGGTGAAGAGTTTGAGGCATATCCTACTATGGGTGGCGGCGCAATTGATTCACCAGAGAAATTCTATGAACAAAAAGCAGTATTAGAAACAGCTGCTACCGGAGCGGAACGAACGTTTTCTTCTGATACACCGGATTTTATAAAAAAAGCTTTTAGCGGTCATTCTGCTAAAGTAGTAAAAGCAATAGAGAAAAAACATGGCATTAGAAGTTAGTAGACTTGCAAGAAATATAGCTAATAGAAAAAACGAGCACACAGCTAAAAATAAATTTCTTAAAACAAAGCCCAAGATTCAAGAAATGAAACAGAATGTTGAGCAGGCTCAAAGAGAAGCTAAAGACTTTCATGACTATGTATCACAAGCTGATGTTGTTATGGGCGGTGGTGATGGCGGAGGTTTATCTTCTGTTCCGCTAATGGAACAAAATTCTTTTGCACCGCTAATTAGTACTTTACAAGATCTATTTAATTCTAATATATCGATCGAAGAAAAAACTATATTAATAAACGATCTTGAAAATAGTTTGGAAATTGGAATTATTGTCACTAATTCAGGACAAAGATATTTAACTACAAGGGCAAGAGCAACTCAGCTTGGTGGATCATTTCAACCAGTTACAAATGAAATGACTTCACAATTAAGTAAAAACAGCGGTAAAGGTAAAATTGTATAATGGCACTGGAAAATCCAAGAACTGCGTCATCTAGAGCAAGAGACAGGGATCCGGATTCTAAAATTGGAATTGTATTTCCAATACGGAATTCTAAAGATGGTTTCTTTGCATCTTCATCAACTATACTTGAGCAAACAAAAACAAATTTAAAAAATTTACTTTTGACAGTCAAAGGCGAAAGATTAGGGCAGCCAGAATTTGGAAGCAATATTTTTAATTTATTATTTGAGAATTTTGATCCTTCTCTAGAGGAAAAATTAGCAGGAGAGATTAATGATGCAGTATCAATATGGTTACCCCACGTACACATTATTAATTTAATTATTGATGCACAAGAAGACAACAATTATCTGCATATATCATTATCGTATGAAATCGAAAATAGTCACAATTCAACAGACTCAATTTCTTTACGCATAGCAAGGAACACAGTATAAAATGGCAAGCACAAAATTACAGCCAAAACAAGTCAATTATTTAAATAAAAATTTTAATAATTTCAAATCAGACTTAGTAGAGTATGCTAAGGCATATTTTCCAAATTCATATGCTGATTTTAATGAAGCATCTCCTGGAATGATGTTTATAGAAATGGCATCATATGTTGGTGATGTTTTATCATTTTATGTTGATGAACAATTTAGAGAATCACTTCTTGCATACGCAGAAGAGAAGAAAACAATATATGATATTGCACAATCATATGGGTATAAGCCAACAATTGCTACACCATCAACTACAAAATTAGATTTTTTTCAAACAGTGCCTGCTACGGGCACAGGTGATGGTGCAAAACCAAATTATGATTATGCATACACAATCAATGCAGGAAGCCTTGTAGAATCTAGTCAGTATTCAAAGACTTTTAGAACTTTAGATCAAATTAATTTTGCATTTTCTAGTTCTTTAGATCCTACAACTATTGAGATATATGACATTAATGATAGCTCTCCTACAAAATTTCTTTTGAAAAAATCAGTAAGAGCTGTAAGTGGCACAATAACTACAGAGCAATTCGCATTTTCTACTGCAAAGGCATATGATAGAATTTCATTATCTAATAAGGGAGTGTTAGAAGTTATTTCCGTAATAGATTCAAATGGCAATAAGTGGCATGAAGTTGAATCATTAGCACAAGATTTGATATTTGAGAGTATAGCAAATACTGCTACAAATGATCCTAATTTAGCTGGATATAATGATACCACTCCATACTTGCTTAAACAAACTAGAACAAACAATAGATTTAAAACAAGAATTACAATAGAGGGTAAAACACAATTACAATTTGGTTCCGGAACATCAAATTCTTCAGATGAAGAAATAATTCCAAATCCATCACAGGTTGGAAGTAGTTTTACAAATACAAATTACTTAAATAATGCAGCAGCTTTGGATCCATCAAATTTTTTAAATACATCTGTTTATGGTACAGCACCTTCTAATACAACACTAACAATACAATATTCTTATGGTGGGGGAATAGAAGCAAACGTACCTGCTGGATCAATAACATCATTGTCAGGCATTGATAAAACAGTAGCCGCATCAGGCTTAGACGCAGGATTACTAGGAGAAACAGAAGCTTCTCTTGCTGTGACAAATTCTATTCCTGCAACAGGTGGAAGAGGTGAAGAAACATTAATAGAAATAAAAGAAAATACAAAACAATATTTTCAAGCACAAAATAGAGCTGTTTCAAAAGAAGATTATATTACTAGAATTTATAATTTACCTGCTAAGTATGGTAATATTCAAAAAGTTTATATTACTCAAGATGATCAATTAGAAGTTGGTCAAGGTATAATTCAAGATGGCATCATTGATATGCCAACATTAGAAAAGTTAGGAGGAGAAGTTTCTATAGCAGATCTTGTGGGGGAAGCTGGCCGTGTGAAAAATCCGATGGCACTTAATTTTTATGTTTTAGGATACGATCATAACAAAAAACTAACTCAAGTAAATGAAGCAACAAAGCGAAATATAAAATCTTATCTTGGGCCGTATAGAATCTTAACAGATGCGATCAATATTAAGGATGCTTATGTTATTAACTTAAGTGTTAGATTTGCAATGTATGTTAAAAAGGGTCATAACAAAAATGAAATACTATTGAAGTGCATACAAAAAGTTAAAGATTATTTTGATATAGATAGATGGCAAGTAAATCAGCCAATTATTTTACAAGACATCGCCTATCAAATATCATTGGTTGAAGGTGTTAATAATGTAGTTCCGCCACTTGATGACAATCCTGATAAGGATACGATTGTTATTACAAATAAATTTAAAAAAGAAAACGGCTATTCAGGAAATATCTATAATGTTAAAGCTGCAACTTCTAAAGATATTCTTTATCCATCTCTTGATCCTTCTATATTTGAAGTTAGGTTTCCAAATATAGATATTGTTGGTAAAGTTTTGGGAGATTATTAATGGCCCATTATTATATTTTTGCTGATAAAGATGCAACGCTATTAAGAGCCAATGACATTACCGGTACTGACAGTTTAAAGAACCAAGGAAAAGATGAGATACTTGAAGTTGGAAAAACATTTAAAGACGACTCTACACAATTTAAATCAATATGCAGAGCATTAATTCAATTTCCATTAACAGAGATTTCTAAGTCTGTTGTAAATGGAGAAATAGGGTCTGATGTAAAATTTTATTTGAATTTATATGATGCAGGCGCTACTGAAGTAAAAGATCCAACAACAATATATGCTAATGCAGTATCTCAAAGTTGGTCAGAAGGAACAGGTAAATTGATCAATGTTCCGCAAACTCAAGATGGTGTGTCATGGAAATATAGAACAGCTAGCACAGAATCTAAGTGGGCAACTGTTGATGCTCATTTGGGCGGTACTTGGTATGAAGCTAGCTCCAGCTCATATACTTTTGATAAAAACAAATCGTTTGATCCAAGATTTGATGTGACGGGAATTGTTAATAGTTGGATAAGCGGAAGCATAAGTAATGATGGCTTTCTTATTAAAAGAGATAGTACTGAAGAAACTAGCAGCATAGATTATGGGATGTATAAATTCTTTTCTTCTGATACTCATACAGTATTTCCTCCAAAATTAGAAGCAGTTTGGGATGATTCAACATGGAATACAGGATCACTAACATCTCTTACATCTGCACAACTTGATCAACTTAAAATTAGTTTAGAAAATTTTAATCATGAATACAAGGTTGGTACGTTGACAAATATCAGAGTTAAAGGAAGAGAAAAGTATCCCGCCAAGACTTATTCAGCAACATCAGAGTATTTGGTAGTCAATACTTTACCAAGCGCGTCATCATTTTATTCTATAATAGATGATAAAACAGAAGATGTAATAGTGCCTTATGATTCAGGATCTAAACTAAGTTGTGATGCTAGCGGAAATTATTTTAAATTAAGAACAGCAGGTATACAACCTGAAAGATTTTATAGAATAGAATTTAAAATTGAATCAGGATCAGGTATAAATAAAACAGTACAATATTATGATGGTCGACATCAATTTAAGGTTGTAAGATAATGCCTTATTCAAAAAAAGAATTGGAATCAAATGAACATTACACATCTTTGTCAGCACGAGATGAAGTTGAGTATAATAAAAACTTTGATGATACTGACAAAGCTTTTCGCAACCGCGGAGGAAAAGTTTGGGATACACTTAGAAATTCTGCTAATGTAATCCAATTATACGAAAAGATTTCTGATGGTACATCACACGCTAACCCAAATCAAAAACTACACGTTGAATTGTACAGAAGGAGGTACCGTACAAAAATAAAAACGAAAGATATTTTTGATAGAGATTTTAAAGAGTTTTAAACATGGCAGCCAACACATCATATATTAATGAAGATGAAACATTATCAGCCCAGTCAATCTCAAAACTTGACTCGATAGATGTAAATTTAATTTATAGCTTAGTAGATCAAAAGTTAAATAGAGATGTAGATATACCTGAGAAGATTTACAATCTTATCAGATTACCAGATACTCTTGATTACGCACCATTTAGAGATGTTAAGTTTTACGACCAATTAAAAAATGAACAATATAGCTCTCTTAAATGGCCTGATGTCGCGTTTGGTGCAAATAATGGAGACTTAATTAGAGTATGTGTATACGGTAATGATGGTGGATTAATTTCATCTAAATATTTTACGAATGATAAAATTAATTCATTCATTTCTGTAGAAATGCCGGGTAGTCCTGCTATTATAAAAATAAATGCAGGTAATATGCTACGTGAGCTTGGTTTTAGAAGAGGTAGATTTTCAGTTAAGTTTGATTTTCTAAGATTACAAGCGGGCAGCCCTTTTCCGATATTAGTAAATGAAAATGATAAAATATTTAATGGTAACTATGAACAAGCACCTAATAAATATTTTTATGCTTCTCAAGATGATATAAAGTCAGGTACAGCTGAAGGAGAAAAGTTATTTGTCAAAGAGAATAAGTTTATTTTACAATCTATTTCCGGCGACAGAACTGAAGTTATTCTTTCCCCCGCGTTTATTGATGATGAATCATATTTAGAAGATTTTAGAGTTGCAGCATATAATTGTATAAATTGGTTTCCAGATGAAGATCCAGCACCAAATGCAATATTCGGCCAAGCAAATTCTAATATGCTTTCGTTTGCCACTGGAAAAAATATGCCAATGACTTTTATGAACGGCACTATTAGAATTAACAATGCTTATTTCATAGGCAAAAGAATAATTGATGAGATCAGAGACGTAGAAACATTTGAGCCGTCAACAGATATTTTTCAACTAACTCCTAATTTGCTTCATGGTAGGACAATGGATTCGTTATTTGGTTGGAGAAGCGGTGGCAATTGGCCAAATGATGGAGTAATAGTTTTTAGTAGCAACCCTGTAGAAGTTGATGATAAGAAGGCACTTAGACTTGAGAGCGTGCTAGAGCCAAATCCATCCGGACAGTTTGCAATTAAAGCAACATTTCAAAATCCGATAAATAATGATGCAACATACTTAAATACTCTAAGAACAGAGGGTGGTGGTGCTTATAGCGAATCTTCACCATTATCAATATCATCTGCTGTACAAACCAATATGTCTTTTGGGACAAATCCATATTTTGCATTACCTCCTGGAGTAATAGCAGAAGAATTTACAATGACATATAGTTGTTATTTAAAAGGTGATCCAGGAGAAAAATTAAGATTTAGGGCACATGCAGAGCCATGGGGCCCGTCTGGTACAACTAAATATTCTCCGTGGTTTTTAATGACAGGTGAGTGGGAAAGAAAAAGTTTTACATTCACTCTGTCAGATACAAATTTAAGTAATAAGATGATACTCCAAATTTTATGGGACCCAAGAGATATATGGGATCCATTTGATATGAGTAATGTAAACGTTCACTCTATCTTGGCAGCAGGTGCTCAATTAGAAGCAGGAACTGTTGTAACACCATTTCATAGAGCAGGAAGTGGTGATGAATTAACTGTAGAACAAGCAGTAGATACTATATTAAAATTTGATGACCCGGATGGAAAAATAATTATAGGTGAGTTAACAGATGGAGATGCATTTACACCATTGATGCTTGGTGGTAAACTTACTATAAATAAAGCACACCCTATTTTAGACTTGTCATCTGCTTTCACAATATCAGAACTTGATACTGAAAATATTTATGAATGGGATATGATTGCTGCAAATGGACCAGCTGGTAATACAACACAAGGTGGCGAACTTCTTGCTGCGTATGAATACTCACAATTAAAAAGAGACGCCGGTGGCAATCCATTATATTATCCATTACCAGATGAGGCATTAAATGCACAATCAATAAGAACTACAAATGATATGGGTATTAGACGATGGGGAAGTGGAATTTCGAGCTTATCCTGGTCAGGAAAATATGTTGGTACAGCAGACGTAGGTTATCATGCACAATGGCGTGCAGGAAAAGGTGTTAATGGTGGTGTAGCAATGTGCTTTCCAGATTTAAATTATCAAGATTATATTTTTGATCAAATTGTTTCAGCAAGAAGGGCAGCTGGTAATGCACTTGGGAGAGAAATGCCAAGTGAAGATATGCTTGCTAATAAATCAGTTTACGCGCATAGAAACTTAGGGATTCATTCAATTGACAATCCTAGAGATGGTATGTCCGGTATTGGCTCATTAGGATCTTATGGCGTTCGTTCAGGAGATAAAATAAAAATTAGTTGGATGCAAAAATCTGACCCTATTGATTTTGAGCAAGGCGGAAGAAAAGGATTATGGGTAGGATTAAATCACTGGACATCGATGGATCTTGCACCACCTGAGCCTTTGGGCGTGACGAATGAAGATGTATGGGCAGAAGATAATGCATTTCATTTATACTTTGGCGGTGAGGATGATTTTGCGGCATTTGATGAAGAGCATTCCGTCGCCACAGGTGGACTAATAAATAGAGAGCCGACTGATATTGAGCCACACGGGGACAGCGAGTGGCTTGCTGAAGGATATGAGTTTCTTCAAACTTACGGTTACGATAATCAAACGGCAGTGGGTTATGGCGGCTGGTATATTACAACCGATGGCACATTAGCTCAGTCTTATGCGTTTAAGTGGTTTTTCATTATCGATTTCCCTGGTGCAACCCACGGACATTGGACAACAGCTAGACTAGAGGCAGCTCAATGGCCAGGTGAAGATGATATGAGTCCAAATGCTTTTAGGAAGAAATGGGCAGTAGGCGGAAATAGAGTGGTTTTATATCCTGAAAGTTCGTATCCTTCTTATGATGACTACCCAACAAATACAAATATTTCTAGTGATGGTATTTTTAAATGGAGTAGAGAACTAGATGATTGGGTAACAATTAGTGATGGAGGATCAATTGACTGGGCAACTCAGTATGAAGTTGAAGGCGATAATATTACGCTATATAAAAGGTCTTATAGAACAGAGGCACTAAATAGCGGCCCGTCAGCAATATATCATCCTATATGCGAAGAATATAATCAATGGGAAAAGGTTGGTTTTGAAATTGAAATTACAGATTTTTTTGCACTAGACATGAATGTTTTTATAGAAACTAGAGGACACTATGGCAGCTTTGGAACAATTTGGGTTGATCAGTTTGAAATCACAATTATAAAGTCATCATTGCTCCGTCCGGAAGTTCAGGAAAATGCAGTATTAGATAATTTAGAATTTACAATAACAAACATCTTTGATGAAAATAGAATTCAAGTTGATAAAACATATGCTGAAGCATCAGCTGAGCAAGGAGGTATTGAATCAAGCTACAGTATAAATAAGTACTCTTCATTTAGCACAGGATTTTCAGTGGACTATATAACAAAACCTAGCGGTTCTGATAATATTTATGCAAGATATGAAGGAAAAATATTAGATGTTCAAAATGATTCTGAAACACAGAAAAAATTAGTTCTTAATAAAACGTACGAAGAATATGGAAATGAGATTGGTGCTGTGATGACTGGTCCAGATGCAATAAATTTACAAACAGCTATTTTTGATGATTACTTTGTCCGATATCGATCAAAAGATGCCGATAATTTATACACATATTTAATAACTAATGATCATTCAAAATCATTAATAGTAAATTTTAAACCAACAAAATCTGAAGTATACCCAGGAAGCATAGCATACAAATTGATGAAACCCCTTGATGCAGGGATTACTCCATTAGACACAGTTTTTATTGCTGAGGAAGTCACACCCACTCTTAGAGAAAAAATTGATCTCAATCCTTTTATTGAAGAAAAACTTCCTGATACAGTTTTAAGACAACCAAACTGGTCAGATGTAAATATACCGATAAGAGATAGATCAACAGAATATAAATCGCATACAGACTTAATTGGAAATGACAAAGATGTTATAGATAAACTAGAAGATAGAATTTTAAGTGGAAGCTTAGAGGATGCTAAAATTAATATAGATTATTCACAATATGAAAACTTTATTCATTTTAGTTCTGTAGAAAAGAGAATAAATAATTTTAAAATAAAAATAACCAATATTGAGCAGTATACAGCAAATAGTGCATCATTAAGCGGGACAGGTACTACAACAGGATATTTGGGTAATGTAGCGGGCACTGCAGTAAGTGCATCTGGTACAGAAGTAATTAAGTGGGAAACTTCAACTAGAAAAGTAATTAATGAGTTTGATGATTTTGAAAACTACATGTATTTCCAAAATTCTTCTTATGTTTCAAGTTCAATAGGAGAATTTTTTGAAAATACTTTTCCTAAAATATCCGGTGATGGCACACTAACAAATCCTTATAAATTATACTCTGTTACTAGTTCAGCATTCATAACGTGGTATGATAGTTCAATTGCAAAAGCACGTCTTTATGACAGAAATAATAGAAATAGATTAGTCAATCTTTTACCAGAGCATATCAATACTGATAAGGAAAATATAGAGTTTCTACATTTTATGGATATGATGGGACACCATTATGATATTATTTGGACGCATATAAAAGCATTGTCAGATGTACACGATAGAAGTGAAGATGTAACAAAAGGAATATCACAAGCGCTAGTTGAGCCAGTAGCAAAGTCTCTTGGTTTTAATATGATAGAAGGTAGAGATCTTGTGTCGCTTCCCCAATATCACTTAGGTTTAGCAGAATCAGGTTCTAGAACGGGAATTTATAATATTAGATATACTAAAAAATCTCAGAAAGATGTAACGCGAGAAATATGGAATAGAATATTAGCAACAATGCCTTATATGCTCAAGTCAAAAGGAACAAAACAAAGTTTAAAATCATTGATTGCAGCATACGGTATTCCAACATCAATATTAAGAATTCAAGAATACGGTGGGCCAAGACCAACAGGTAAACCTGATTTTGAAATTAAAAAGAAATTTACAAAGGCATTAGATTTTAAGGGAGGACAATCTATTCAAGTGCCGTGGTATCATACATCAAAAGAAAAAGCACCTGATACTATTGAAATGAGATTTAAAGTTGCCAAAGAATCAAATCAAATTTTAGCAAATAAACTTGATAACAGTGGCAAAACAGAGGCGGCAATTTATCTTAAGACAACAGTTGGATCTCCTATAAGTAGTGTGACTATGGACGCGGTAGGATCAGATTATTTGCCATTAGAAACTTGGGTAACATTTTCTGGTGGAGGAGGAACAGGAGCCACGGGAACGCCGACTGTAAATCCTGCAAATGGTAGAATTACAGGAATTACTGTGACAAATGGTGGTTTTGGTTACACTAGCGCACCCACAATAACAATACATCAGAATATTCCTGATGGCAGTGGTGCAATTGCTACAGCAGTACTTGGACCTGCTGATCAAGCTATTGATGGCAAGGGTCAAATTAACTTTTTTGTAAGCGGATCTGACAGTGTGCAAAGTATGAGTATTACTGATCAGGGAATTTATAATAACGAGTACTGGTCATTAATGGTTAGAAGACGAACAGGCTCTATGGATGATAGCTATGTTGATCAATATTTTGATAATGATTTGACTGCTACTACACAAAGTTTTGATATGTTTCTTGGATATTACGATGCCGGAATGGATCGAATTAAAATAAAAGAATCAGGAAGCATGACAGTATCGGGAAGTACATTATCAGGATGGTACACAACAGGTAGTACTACAGCGAATAGATGGTATCTTGGTGGAAATGCAGATGGTAGTATAGGTGAACAATTTAGTGGATCTATGATGGAATTTAGATATTGGTCAACACCGCTTAGGGAAGATGCATTTTGGAATCATGTTGCTGCTCCAAAAGCAGTCAATGGAAATAATCCTAGCTCATCATACTATGACTTAAGTTTTAGATTATCTATGGACGATTATATTAATTTAAATTCTAGCCCAAAAGGATTAAGAGATTACACATTCACAGATGGACAAATATATGTTACAGGTTCTGGTTTTGCAGATGAGATCAATTTTAGTAATGTTTTAGATAGACAAAAAGCTTTTGTACCAAAAATAGGATTTGGCTCTCAAGCTAATAAAATAAGACTTGAAAGTGCTCAACTAAAAACACAAGATGGTGCACCAGCACAACTAAGTCCAACAGAAAGAGTAGAAATAAGTTCATTTGATAATGCAGGATTAGATTCTAATAAGCTGGGAATATTCTTTGCGCCAACTGACGTTATTAATGAAGACATCATGTTATCATTAGCTGATCTAGATTTTGGATCGTATCTTGGAGATCCGCGAGATATGTACGAGGACCGGTATACCCACGGAAAATTAGATGGAATCACAGACACATATTGGAAAAAATGGACAACACAATCAAGCTTTTGGGATTATATTAAATTAATAAAATATTATGATCTTAGTCTTTTTGATCACATAAGAAAATTATCACCGGCTCGTGCTAAAAAGAATATTGGCTTATTAATAGAATCACATCTTTTAGAAAGACCAAAAGTTGTTATGGGTGCGCCCCCTATATTTACAGATATAGCAAAAACAGCAGAAATTAATGCAATATACCCAGAGCCCACCGGTTTAAATAATTATTCATCAGCAACTGCATCAGTTGTCCCAATATTTGAAAGTTCTTACGAATTTAGAACTGGTGTAGTTTATGATACTTCACTTGAGAGCAAAATAACATCATCACAACATGATTATGCAACGATAGCATTACAATCAGCTGGTTTAATCAAGTCAAGTAGAGATGAATATGAAACCCAAAAATTTAATTCAGAACTTGGGCCAATGACTTATATGCCCACATTAAAAGGATTTAACAAAGATCCACTTGATGATCCGCTATCAGAAGCTCGTGACTATATTGATTCTAAAGTTTATATGGGTGGGGGAGCTGCTGTATTCTTTGAAAATTTTCAACCTATGGTTACTGGTTCTAAAAAATCATCGTTTAATCAAGAGACAATACCTTTTTATTCTTCATCATTAAGCGCATCATTAGGTCTAGCATATTCATCATCGCTAGTTGCAAGCGAATATGAATCTGTTTATAATAGTCATACAGGTCTTTTTAGATTAGCATATGAAGGATGTAAAAATGATGGAGCTAAATCACCCGACGGTGTTTTTCAGGCAGTAGAAATATATGAAACAAATCCATACTCAGTCACAGTTGATAAAAAAGGTGGCAATAGTAATTTAACTGTCGATTTGAGTGGGGAATAAACTAAATTTTAGTATATTTATTAGATGAAATGTTCTATAAATATTACAAAAACATGGAGAAGAAAAAATGGGATATCTAAATAATGCTACGACAGTTTTAGATGCAGTGCTAACAAAGAAGGGTCGTGAATTGCTAGCTCGTGGTACAAACGAATTTAATATTACAAAATTTGCTCTTGCAGATGATGAAGTAGATTATTCGCTTTGGAATGAAACAAATCCATTGGGAACTGATTATTATGGCAAAATAATAGAATCACTCCCATTACTAGAGCCAACAGCAAACGCAAATACTACTATGAGATATAAATTGGTGACAAGAGAGTCTGGGACTAATAAAATGTCAAGTATCGATAACATTCAAGATACTATTAAGGTTGTATGGAATAATACTAGTCTATCAGCCGGAAGTGGAAATGATATCACCCCAAATTCAAAAAATCTCCCAGGTAATGCTACCGTTGATGAAGATGGATACTCTTTTACAATTTTAAATTCTTCAATTGCATATCTAACTGCAGATGGTAATGCATCACCTTCTAGTGTTGACTACGGAACTACAGTTCAAAACATGAGCCAAACGGTATATGGTAATACATGTAATTTAAAAGCAAAACCAATTTTGGAATCACAATCAGGTGCTACAACAACAATTATTATTACAGGATTAACATACGGCGCTACAAGAGCTATTACTGTAACTGTGGATTATGTCGCATCATAAGGGAAATAATTAATGGCATTTTTAGATAGATCTACTTTGATTGTTGATGCAATTTTAACAAACAAGGGAAGAGAGAGATTATCCTCTAACTCCTTTGATATCGAAAAATTTGCGTTAGGTGATGATGAAATTGATTATAGATTATATAATGAATCTAATTCTAATGGGCCAAATTATTATGGCATACAAATAGAAAATATGCCAATTTTAGAAGCATCACAAAAAGCAGATATTGCATTACAATATAAATTAATTACACTTCCGCCAGGAACAAAAGAAACACCTACTATGGACGCAAGTATCCCTAAAACGATTTCGTTATCGGGTGAGAATGCATCTATTTATATAGCACCAAGTACTGCAGGAATGGGAGGTGAGGTTGAAGATTACATATTCGAACTTTCAGATGATTTATATGTAGAATTATTTGTTGGTGCCTATAAGGCATCTGCATCTGATGATGGAACTGACTCCCCTGTTGATGATCCTAATTTAATTGTGCCTGGAGGAGCTAAAGGTCTTTTTGGTACCATGCTTCCAAATAACAAAGTTGTATTTCAACTAGATACAGTTTTTGATGCGATGCCAGAGGATGTAATACGAGTACAATCAAATTACTGGCCAGAAAATAATGGCGAATATTTAATTGAATCAATTAAGGCAGGTGGTAAAGGCTACAACGTTACAGCACATGGACAATGGGCAAATACTCAATACCAAAACTTTAATTATTCTATCTGGAGAGGAAAACCA